GAGATATTCCCTGATTTTAATAATCTACCAGAAGAGGCACAATTAGTAATTGCCAATATGTGTTTCCAATTAGGGCGACCAAGATTAAGTCAATTTAAAAAATTTATTGCAGCGGTAAATGATGCAGATTGGATTAAAGCTTCTGAAGAGATGGAAGACTCTAGATGGCACAAGCAGACAACTGAGAGAGCAGAGCGGCTAATAGCACGCATTATTAAACTAGGAGTACCAGTATGACAAAAAAGATGGATGAAGAAAAATTTATGGAGCAATCTCGTAAAAATGTAAGCAAAATTGGTAAAGGTGGCGAAGATAAAATAGACACCAGTAAAATGAAAATGCGTGTCAGTGATAATGACAAAAGTTTAGCTCAAGCATTAAGATTTAGATTAGATGTACATCCTTCTGTTTCTGACGCTACAATACTAAAACAATATAGAAGACAAGGAATAAATGCTGATTTAAAAAAGAAAGAACAAGTTGGTAAAAAAGCTGGGGGTGCTAAAATGGAAAAAAAATCAATTATGGAACTACCAACTAATGTGCCAAGGTTGATGAAAGGTGCTCTACTAGGAGACCTTAATAAAGATGGCAAGATGTCTGGATACGAAACAGCTAGACAAAATGCTATTGAGAAAAGTATGAAAGAACAGAAAACTAAGAAAGCTAAAAGTGGTTTAGCAGTGGGCATAGCAAATATTAAAAAAGCTAAAGACGGTATGTTAATGTCTGATAGGGATAAACAAGTCCAAGAACAAAAGAATAAAACTCAAGCTAAGACTATGAAAGATAAGGTTTTTAATAATCCTCGTATATCTGACCAAGACATGAAAATGCTAAATAGTATTTTTAATAAGGGTAAAATATCTGACCAAGATATGAAAACTATAAAAAGATTTATAAAATAAATGAAGAAAAAGCATATCATGGAATTACCAACTAATGTGCCTAGATTAAAAAAAGGAGCAGGTATGATTGAATTACCTGATGGCGGCAAATATTTCCCTGGTGGCGAAAGAATGAGCGAGTTTGCTCCTGACGTAGGAAAAAGGGGAGTTAAATTAAGACGTTTAAAGGGTAAACTATTGGAAGGTTTTGATATGCCTACAAAAGTTATAAAGCCAACAAAAGAACAGTCTGAAATGCCAATTAAAGAATTTATGTTACCAGCAGACAGATATCAAAAAGATTTAAAAAAATTTAGGAAAGCAAAAAAAGATTCATTCTTAGGACTTGGGCTTGGTATTAAAGAGAAACATCCTGAGAACATAAATAAGAAGACCCCATACAAAAGTATGGATTTGCTAGGTAAGCAAAAGAAGAAGAAAATAGCTATATAAGGAGATACTAATGGCTAAACATACTAAAGGTGCTGCTAATGGTGGCAAGAAGAAAAAGAAGCCAATCAAGAAAATGCAGAGTGGCGGAATGAAAATGACCAAGGGCATGGCTCGTGGTGGAGCTAAGACTAAAATGAAAATGGGCGGCTCTAAGATGACTAAGGGATATGCCAGGGGTGGAGCAATAAGACGTAAGTAATGCCGTATCTCATAAGTAACGTACCCCATTTTAAGTGTTGGGTACGTAGGGAGTTTACGTGTAACCATCAAAAGTATCATGGAGAGTTTCTTCATGCTATGGTTATAGCCGTAAACACAATCCCAGATAGGTCTTTAAGCTTCCAAGTTGTTTTCACTGGTTGCGAAGTAGACCGAGAAGATGGTCCTGATGCGAATGTGCATGGAGGAGCAATGTGGGCAAGGATGCCTATACAAGCCCTAGTTGCAGATATACCTGTAGAAGAATGGGCAGAACCTATGGAAGACCATTTGTGTCAACCATGGGATTGCGAATCGAGAACACATAGTGTTGTAGTTATGGATAGAGTCAGCTCTTCTCCATGGCTATGTAAGATTGATAATCAGTTCCATAAAGGTAAGTATTTATTTACAGTTGACTACACAGAGAATGACATTGCAGATGACCCAGCACAACATAAGCAGTCTCATGTATTATACTTAACTGATGCAGGTAAATGGACAGGTAATATTGTAGCTTTACCTAACAACAGAGTTAGAGCAACAAGTCCTGCACTATGGAGAACGGGAGAAGGTGCACCAGATTTTAGCCCTTCACAGTGGACACACTCTGCAGAGTCACATGAAACTTACTTAGACCCTACAATAACTTTTAACAACTTATATTCAGATGGTGACAAAGTTAAAAAGAAAAGAAAGACATAATGCCACATTATACTAAACCTTTAAAAACAATCGTAGGTAAATTAAAAAAAGCATCTAAGGCTCACGCTAAACAAGCTAAAGTTTTAAGTAAAATAGAAAAAGACCAACGAACAAGATATAAGAGTAGTCATGGCAAAAAGAAAAAAAAGTGACCCCAAAGTCGGAACGGGGAAAAAGCCAAAGGGGTCGGATAGACGTTTATATACTGATGAAAACCCTAAAGACACAGTTAGAATTAAATTTGCTACTCCAGCAGATGCTAGAGCGACAGTCGCAAAAGTTAGAAAAGTTAATAAACCTTATGCACGAAAGATACAAATCCTAACAGTTATGGAACAACGTGCAAAGGTTATGGGTAAAACCGAAGTAGTTAAAATAGCAAAAGCAGCTAAAGAAAGTTTAAAGAGGGCACATGAACGAAAAAAGAAAAAATAGATGCGAGACTTGCGAATGTTATGATTGCGATTGTGACGAGTGTAACTGCGACTGTCACGAAGAAAAATCAATTGAAGAACAACTGGAGTTGGATTTCATTAATTAATGATTGAGTTTGTGTTAGTGTTTATGATGGGAATAAGAGTAGTAGACCAAACACAAACTTTCCAGGATATAGATAGATGTTTGTATTTTGCAGAGAGATTAACAAAGCAACCTTCGATACCACAAAAGGAAGGACCTAATCTAAGAATAACAGCATATTGTAAACCCATAAGGAAAAGATAATGTTAGCAGAACTCGCAGCAGCAAATGCAGCTTTCAGTGTAATAAAAAGTTTTGTATCCAACGGAAAAGAACTTACAGGGTGTGCTAAACATATATCTGATTTTGTATTTTCAAAGGAACAATTAGAAAAGAAAGCAAGTAAACAAAAAGCCAAAGGGGGGAGTTCTGATTTAGAAGAGTTCATGGCTCTTGAGCAGATAAAAGAAAAAGAAGAAGAACTCAAAAAGATGATGATATACATAGGCAGACCTGGCTTATGGCAAGATTGGCAGGCTTTCCAAGCTGAAGCAAGAAAGTCAAGACGCTATCAAGAGAAGATGGCAGAAAGAAGACAAGCAGAGTTAATGGAATATATGGGCTACGGAATAGGATTTATATTTGTATTATTCTTTGCAGGATTGTTAGCATGGATTGTAGGTAAATGGATGGGCAAGTTTTAGAAACACCTTGCATAGGCGTATGTAAACTTGAAAATAATATTTGTATTGGATGTAAGAGAACTATAGAAGAGATTAAGGAAGCATATGATAAATTGGTTATTAAAAATCCTAAGACATAATAGTAGGATAGGAATCACGAGTGCTAGAGAATTAGCAAAACACAGACTTCATACAACCAAGTATGAAGACTTATGCATGTAAAAGGAGTATCGCATGGCAGCAAAGAAGAAAGCAAAAAAGGGTGGTGCAAAACCATCTAACCCAAAGTTATACGCTTCAGTAAAAGCAGAAGCTAAACGTAAGTTCAAGGTATACCCAAGTGCGTACGCAAATGCCTGGCTTGTGCGTACCTATAAGAAGCGTGGTGGTGGATACTCCTAATGGCTAAACCCAAAGGCGGCTTAACTAAATGGTTTAAAGAAGATTGGCGTGATGTTAAGACTGGCAAAAAGTGTGGTCGGTCAGGCAAAGAAAAGAAGTCACGACCTTATCCTGCTTGTAGACCAAAAGCTGTTGCAGGTAGAATAAGTAAACAGGAAGCTAAAAAGAAGACAGGTCCTAAAGCTGTTAAGTGGTCTGTTACTGCTTCAGGTAGAAAAAGAAAAACAACACGCAAAAAGACATGAATAGAAATTATAGAAAAGAGTACGACAGGTATCACGGAAAGCCAAAGCAAAAAAAGCGAAGAGCTTCACGTAATGCGGCTAGAGCTATAATGGCAAAACGTGGCTTAGTTACCAAAGGTGATAACAAAGACGTACATCATACCACAGGTAATCCTATGAATAATAAGAAGAGTAAATTATCTGTAAAATCAAAAAGCAAAAATCGTTCTTTTGCTAGAACCAAAACAGCTAGAAAGAAGAATCCTCGTGCATAAAGAATTAACAGAATTACAAAATAAATTCTTAGATGCTTTGTTTGGTCCTGCTAAAGGTAATCATGCTAAAGCTATGAAGATTGCAGGATACTCAGAGTCAACTAACCCACATCATATTATTAACTCAGTGCGAAAGCATATAATAGAAAGAGCAGAACTAGAGATGGCAGTCAATGCTCCTAAAGCCGTATTATCTATGGTGGGTGTCATAGATGACCCATCAGCTATAGGCAATAGAGAAAGACTAGCAGCTTCTCAACAAATACTTGATAGGGTAGGATTATCCAAAGTAGAAAAGCTCAACGTCACATCAGATAAACCTATGGGCGTATTTATTTTACCAGCAAAGACAGATGAAGATAGCACAGAAACTGAATCCAACTAATAGATATACTACTTTAAAAGGTCCAACAGTTCCTTGGGGATACGAAGCAAATAGCATCGACCCACATTTATTAGAGCCAATAGAAGAGCAACTAGAAGCTCTATCTATGGCAGAAGATTATTTAAAAGAGTCATCTTATCCAGAAGTAGCAAGATGGCTGTCAGAATACACAGGACGTAGCATAACTCCGATGGGATTATGGAAGCGTATAAAGACAGACAAAACAGATAGACGAAGGTATGCTGAACAAAAAAGCCGCATTGCCAAGACCCAAGCTGAAGGCAACATCAAAGCCCAAGCCTTTAACTAAAGAAGAAAAAGACTTAGTTAAAGCTAAGAAACAACAAAGGTCTGCACGTGTGCGTTTAAACATAGCACAACGTAAAATAGCTAAGATAGCTAGGAGTACAGAAGATAATGACATTGCAGAGAAAGCTACAGAGAGTTTACCTGAAGCTTATCCTGTCGAGGAGGAATCAAGCCAAGAAGTATTATTCAAGCCAAACCCAGGACCACAGACAAATTTTTTAGCTGCACCAGAACGAGAAGTATTATATGGAGGAGCAGCTGGGGGTGGCAAAACGTATAGTCTGATAGTAGACCCATTACGTTACTGCAATAATCCAAATATGAACGCTCTTATATTAAGGCGTACAAATGACGAACTTAGGGAGATTATACACAAATCTCAGGAAATGTATCCTCAGGCTTTCCCTGGGGCTAAATGGATGGAGAAAAAGAGCCAATGGACTTTCCCGTCTGGTGCTAGAATATGGATGACATATCTTGAACAAGAGAAAGACGTTCTAAGATACCAAGGACAAGCATTCACTTATATTGGTTTTGACGAATTAACACAGTATCCGACACCATATGCTTGGGATTATTTACGTTCGCGTCTTAGAACTGCAGACCCGTCACTCCCCGTTTACATGCGAGGTACGACAAACCCTGGAGGACCAGGGCACAACTGGGTCAAAAAAATGTTCATTGACCCTGCTCCAGCGGGTAAGCCGTTTTGGGCGACAGATATTACGACTGGGGAAACACTAAAGTACCCTAAACATCATTCAAAGGCAGAGCAACCTTTGTTTAAGAGAAGATTCATTCCTGCTAGATTAATGGATAATCCATTTTTATATGAGCAGGGTGATTACGAAGCGATGTTGTTATCTCTACCAGAGACACAACGTAGACAATTATTGGAGGGAAGTTGGGATGTTGCAGAAGGTGCGGCTTTTTCTGAGTTCGATAGGCGATATCACGTTACGGATGTATTTGCAATTCCAGACAATTGGAGAAAATTTAGAGCGTGTGATTATGGGTATTCTTCGTACTCTGCAGTCTTATGGTTTGCAGTTGACCCAGCGACTGAGCAACTTGTGGTCTACCGTGAAATGTATGTGTCAAAATACACTGCAAAAGATTTGGCGTTTGCTATCTTGGATGTGGAAAGAAATGATGGACAAATCTCGTATGGTGTACTCGACAGTTCGTGTTGGCATAAAAGGGGTGATACAGGTCCTTCCCTGGCGGAACAAATGATTTCGATTGGTTGTCGTTGGCGACCAGCAGACAGAAGTAAAGGTAGTCGTATAGCAGGTAAAAACGAAATACATAGACGACTACAAGTAGACGATATTACAGACGAGGCAGGTCTTACCATATTTAACAGTTGTACTAATTTAATTGCACAGTTACCAATCATACCTTTAGATAAAAGTAATTCTGAGGATGTAGATACGAAAGCAGAAGACCATTTGTACGATGCTTTACGTTATGGTATAATGACCAGACCTAGGTCAAAGTCTATATTTGATTATGACCCAGCAGCGATGCCACA